TGAAGACATGCGCGAGGCTTGGGCCGGGCAGGTCGTGGTCGTCGGCAACATCAAGGGCGGGTCGAGCAAGTCGACCACCGTCTGCCACCTGGTCGCGAAGCTGCTGGCGAGCGACATGACGGTTGGTCTCATCGACCTCGACGTGCAGCAGCGCAGCACGGACGGCTTTTTCGAGAACCGGGCGGCCTTCATGAAAGCGAAGGGCCACGCGCTCACCCTGCCGCGCCGGCGGTTCGTCCAGGCCTCGCGCGAGACGCAGGGCGAGCTGCGCCTCGCCGCCGATTACCGGGCGTTTCGCGAGGCGGTCGACGACCTGCTGCCCGTCGTCGATGTGGTCGTGGTCGACTGTCCCGGCGCCGATACGACGCTTTCACAGGTCGCGCATGTCGCGGCCGATCTGCTCATCACGCCGCTCGGCGCGTCGATGGTCGACCTTGACCTCATCGCCAAGTTTGACCCGGCGACGCGGGCTTACGTGAACGCGGCCGCCTATGCCGAATCCGTCGCCAAGGCGAACATCATTCGCCAGACGCGCGACGTCGGGCGCATCACCTGGTCAGTCGTGCTCAACCGATACGACGCCCGGCAGCCGCTCTCGGAGTCTCGGGTCTGGCGCGTGCTCGAAATGCTCTCGAAGCCCGACAAGCTCGGGTTTGAGCTGCTGGCCGGCATCGCTCAACGCCCGGTCTATTCCGATCTCTGGCCCTACGGGCTCACCGTGCTCGACGTGAAGGCGCCCGACGACGCCCGCGCGCTCGATTTCGAGGCCGCGCGCGGCGAGATCAATCGCCTGTTCGCCGGCCTCTCCGCCCGCCTCGCCGGCGACCAGCGGGAGGCCATCGCATGAGCCGCCCCCCGCTTCGAGACGCCCTGGCCCGCATCCGCCTCGGGCGCGGGATGACGACCGTTGAGATGGCGCGAGCCCTCGGCCTCAAGCCGTCGCACATGGTGCAGATCGAGCACGGGCGCCGCGTGCAGCTCAGCCCGCCGGCGGATATCGCCGCGCAGCTCGCCGAGCGCGGCTTCGCCGGCGATCCCGAGAACCGCACCGAGATCATCGAGACGCCGGTCGCGATCCCCGATGGCTTCGCGGAACGCCTCGACCGGGCGCTTGGCGGCCTCACGCCAGACGAACGCGCCACGCTCGACGCCGGGATCGCCGGGCGGCCGCTCGTGCCGCCCTACCCGACCGCCGCAGAAATGGACCGCATGCGCGCGCTCATCAAAGGCGGTCGGCGATGAGCGGCGAGAGCTGCGGCGCATGCCGCTTTTTCAAGCGTCGCGCCGACCCCGAGTCGGACGGGTCGGGATGGTGCAGGAGGTTCCCGCCTGTCGTGACATGGCCTTGCGACTACTTCCCAAGCTTCGACGCCCCGCATGTCGGCGAGCAGGAATGGTGCGGCGAATTCCAGCCCGCCACACCCGAAAAACCGCAGCGGAGGGAAACCGCATGAGCTGGTCGGCGCAGGACAAGCTCGCCGAACTCGAGCGTGAGATCGCGATGCGCAAGCGCGTGTATCCGCGAGAGGTCCAGGCCGACCGCATGACGCAGGACCAGGCCGACCGCCGGCTCTCGATCATGGAAGCCATCGCGCAGGACTATCGCCGCCCGCCGGCGGTCGGCGACCTTTTCGAGAAGGAGAAGTCATGACCACCGCCGCCCTGATCGTCTCGGCGCTGGCGCTCGGCGCCGGCATCGCCTGTTTCGCGTCGCTCGCGCGCCTGCATCGCCGACTCGACAAACTGGAAGGACGCCCGCGCCATGGCTGAAACCGCAATCAAGTATGGCGACACCGGAAGGCTCTACACCCGCCAAGAGGTTGATCAGATCGTGCGCGCGACGCTGCGCGACGCCGAGCTGCGCCTCGAGGGCGAGGCGCAGGCCGCGCAGGGCGTCGGCCGGCGCGCCGCCGCACGGTCGAGCCACTACCGGCGCGCCGCCGAGATCGTCAAAGCCGTGAGGCTTCGCCATGCCTGACGACCTGCCAGATTGGGCCGAAGTCCCCGCCACGCGCGAGCAGGCGGCGCGCATCATCGGCTTGAGCATCCGGGCTTTCAGCGACGTGATCGTCCGGCATTCCGACGTCGGCGTCTATCATGGGCGGCGCCGGCTGTTCTATCAGGCGGACATTCGCGAGCTGCGCCGCCGCCTCGAAATCGAGCACCAGGAGCGCGAGGCGCGGGCGCGGCAGAAGACGGAAGGCGGGAAGGGATGCTCAAGCTCAAGCGACGGGGCGACGTCTGGCACGTCGACGGGGTGGTCGACGCGACGTTCGGGGCGCAGCGGCTCTCGCTCCGCGTTCGAGAAAGCACTCGAACGCGCGACCGAAAGGCCGCAGAGGCGGCGGCGCGGCGAATAGAGGCGGCCGCCATCGCCGAGCTTGAGCGCCGTTACAAGCGCGAGGTCGGCATTGATGAAACCACCTTCGAGGAAGCCGCCCTCGCCTACATGGAAGCCGGCCACGGCCCGCGCTTCCTCAAGCCGCTCATCATCCATTTTCGCGGCCGGCGCGTGTCGGACATCACCGAGGCCGAGATCGAGCGCGCAGGCCGAGCGCTCTACCCCAAGGCGCAGCCCTCGACCCGCCACCGCCAGGCCGTGACGCCGGCGCGCGCCGTCCTCAATTACTACGCTGGAAAGCGCCCCCGCCCGCGCCAGGACAATCCGCGCACGCGATGGCTCACGCCCGAGGAAGCCGAAGCCCTCATCGCGGCCTGCAAGCCCCGCCTGCGCCGCGTTGTCGTGGTTCTGCTCGGGACCGGCCTGCGCATGGGCGAGCTGCTGGCGCTTCAGGTCCGCGACATATCGCAGGGCTCGGGAGAAGCGCTCATCGCCGCCGAGAGAGACGGCGCGAGCAAAACGGGACACCCGAGATGGATCGTCCCGCCCGAGCGCGCCTGGCAGGCCCTGCTCGACGGCCTGCCGGAAACCGGAGCGGCTTTCAGGACGCCGAAGGGAAACCCGTACCGGCTTTATGAGAACGGCGGCGGGCAGATGTCATTCGCTTTCAACGCCGCCCGCGAGCGCGCTGGCCTCGGCCAGGACGTGACGCCGCATGTGCTGCGCCACACTTGGGCGACGTGGTTCTATGCCGCCACGGGCGACACGCTGCGCCTCGAAGCGCGCGGAGGCTGGCGGTCGCCGGCGATGGTGCGCCGTTACACCAAGCTTGCGCCGTCCGATCTGCCCGAGCGCCTGCTCGCGCACGGTTGGGATTTCGGCGGGGATCGAGGCCGAGACCGTGGCGACCGGCCCAACGCTCTTCGATGAGAGCCGCGACCAGCGCGGCCGCCTGACGTTCGTCGATTTCCGAATCGACCCGCCCCCCGGCGACCTCGAGCAGGCGCTCGACGCCCTCACGCGGCTTTACGTGATCTCCTGCGGCGACTGGCGCAAGCTCGGGATCGCCCGCGAGCCCGCCCGGCGGATGGCCGCGCTGCAGCCTGGAAACCCGCAGGCGCTCCGGCTTGAGCGCACGGCCGAGGTCCCCGAGATCGGCGCGCGCTACGCGGAAGCTTGGGCGCACGCGAAGCTCGCCCATGCGCACGAGCGGGGAGAATGGTTCAGGGTCGACGCCGATCTCGCGACGGCCGTTCTCAAGGCCGCCGCCCGCCGCGCCTTCGCGTTCCGGCGCCATGCCGCCGCCTTTCTGCTCTCCTGACAAGTCCGAGTCACAAAAAGTCGGATGCGGCCGGAACGCCTTGCGCAGCAAGGGCTTGCGCGCCACTAATTCCCCGTTGGTAAGGGAGAGGCCGTAAGTTCAATTCTTACTACGGGCACCAGCGCTTTCAAGGGCTTAGCCGCACTTCGCGGCGGAACAAACAGCGCCTAGAGTGCAGCACAAGGCGGCACAGCGCTATGTGATGTGGCACAAACGCGGCACAGCCCGTTCACGCCGCGTTCTGGTTTACGATGATTCGGAACCAGCCTAAGCAGCGCCCGGCCGCAACTTCTGCAGGCGCTCAAATTCGATCACGTCGCCGCCGGTCTTCTCGATCAGAAGCGCCCGCAGGCGCCGGTTTTCCGCCTCGACGGCGCGCAGCCTCTCTTGCAGCGTCGACTCGCGCGCTTCGAGCGCCTCAAGGCGCTTGCGCATGCGGTCGATGTGATCCTGCAGCCGGGCGTTAAGCGCCTGGTGCTGTTCGAGAAGCGCGGCGCGCTCGCTGGCGATCACCTCGCGTTCGGCCTTCATGTCGGCGCGAACGGCCCGGCGCACTTGCCAGTAAAGGCCCGCAGCAGCGACAGCGAGCCCGCCGAGCGCCGCCGCGTCCTGATATCCCAACGTGATTGCGTCGCTCACCCGCCGCCCTCTCTCGCATCCCTCGCCGCCAACGCGGCCGCCCTCACTCGCTCAGCCGTTTCGCCGCCCCCAGCGCCTGCCGCATCGCCCCCCGGTCGATCCAGCAGGCCCGCACGCCCTCCAGGATCGCCGCAGCCTCCGCATCCGTCATCGGCTCGCGCTCGGCGCGCGGGATCGGGCGCCCGGTTTCCTCATCGCCGATCCGGCGCAGCGCCGCGCCGATCTCAAGGCGCGTCGCCGGCGGAATCGGCGTCGGCTCCACCGCCACCGGATTGATGCTCGCCGCCTTCTCCCCCCATGAGCTGCAGCCGCTCAGCCCCAAGATCAGGCAAAGCGTCGCGCCAATCCGCTGTTTCGCGTTTATCATTCACCCATTCCCTTACCCGCTCGGTTTCCGCCTGCGCCTGCTGCGCCCGGTTGGCGCGATCTTCGAGCACGGCGGCATGCTCGATCCATGAAACGACCGCGACGACGACGCCGAGCGCCGCGAGCAGCGCCGCCGCCACGCGCAGAAAGCGCCAGGTCCCCGCCGTGAGCGTCGGCAGACCGCCGAACAGCGCGCCGATCATCGGAGCCGCCCCGCGATCCGCGACCAGGCGCGGCGCGACCAGGCGGCCAGCTCGCGCCGATAGACCCAGGCCGCGAAGGCGGCGCCGAGCGCAACGGCGGTCGGCGCGCCGTACCGGGCGAGCTGCAGCACGAACTCCGGGCCGATCTGATCGCCGGCCGCCCCGGTCACGACCAGGCCGCCGCCGGTCGCCGCCCCCGCGCCAACGCCGCCAATCGCCCGGCCGGCCTTCGCCTGGTCGTCGGCCTCGGCCTCGCTGATCGCCCCCGTTTCGTCTTCAGCCATGCCGGCGAAGCCGGGCTCGAAAGGATCGCCCCAGCGGCGGCCGGCCGGGCCGAAATCGAAATGAATGAACGGCACGCGAGACCTCGGATAGGTTCCGACACCGCCGACACGCTCGCCATTCGGGCCGACGAACCGCGACGCGGCGTCGAGCAGCGCGTCGGCGGAGCGCCCGCGCACCTGTACGTCGATCGCCCGCCCGAGCATGTGCTGCGACCGCTGCGCCGTCCCGTAGCCGCGCCGCCGCAGCGCATCGTTATATGCGCGCGTGCGGTAGCAGCTCGACACCGTGAGCGGCCGCCCGCCCGTCTCGGCGCGCAGGAACTCCAGGAACGCGCCCACGGCGGGCGCCAGATACACCAGGCCGCCGCCGAGCGCGTCTTCTGCCCGACACCGCAATTCCTCGGGCGGGAAATGCGGCAGCGGCCAGGACGCCGGGTCGATCTCCCACCACCGCCGGGCGACCTTCTCAACCGAAACGGCGCTTTCCGGGTCGGACGGCTCTGCGAACGGCAGCGCAGCGAAGGCGGCCGCCGTCGTCTGCGTCGTGCGCGATTGCGTCAGGCCCGCGCCAGGCGGCGGATAGGCGGCCGGCGGCGGCCGATCCCGCCGACCATCGGCGACCCCATCCCAGACGCCAGGAAGCGGGTGCGTGAAGGGCTGCGGAGCGTGGCCCATGGCTCACCCCTCCTGCGTCGGCAGCGCCGCCGGATCGATGGCGAGCTGGTCGAGCGGGACCTGCTCGGTCCCCATGACCTCGATCACGAGCAGCTTGAACTCTTCGAGCGTGCGCCAGCGCGGCAGCGCGCCGGAACGGATGATATGGCGCGAGAGCGACGCGGCGACGATCTGAAGGCCCGCCTCATGCGCCGCAAGCGCTGATTCAAATTGGCTCAGCCGCTCATCCGACTGGTCGAGCCGAGTCTCGATTTGATTGAAGCGCTGCGCGACGACCTCATCGGAACTCGGCGCAAGCGTGCCGTCGAGAACCGGGTCGATCTTCCCGTCGCCGGTCAGGATCGCGCCGCCCTCGATCTCGACCAGCTCGACCATCTGCTCGCCTGCGCCGACCGGATCGGGCCAGACGCCCGGCTTTGAGAAATGCTCGAAAACCGTCTCGGGCATGACCTCGCGCCGATCGCGCAGATAGCCGACCTGTTCCCGCTCGGGCCAGGCCTCGACGACGCGGGCGGCGATCTCCGCCCAACGCGCCGAGCCCGCCGTCGCGAGCACGAGAGCCGCATCGGCCAGCTCGCGCCCAGGCGGGTCGTCGAGATCGCGCTCGGCATAGACGGTTTCCGCGAGGCGCATGAGCGCCCCGGTTGCTGTGAGATGCATGGCTCTCTCCGCGATGTCAGGGGAAGGGCGGCCGCACTGCGGCCCGGTCAGGCGGGCTCGGGCGGCGCCAGGCCTGCGGCGCGCAGGAACACATCGTCGATGTCACTCGGCGAGAGCCCGAGAAGCGCGCCGATGCCGTCGAGCAGCCCCGGCAGCTCGGGATCATTGCGCAGGAAGTCGCCGGCCGTGCGGACGCGAATGCGCGCCTCCATCGCGGTTTCGGCGTCGATCGCCTCGCCGGCCTCGGCGGCCTCGATCGTCACCAGGACATGCGCCTGCACGTCATCCTGCAGCGTCATGGCGCCTTTCGCGACAAGCGCGCGCTGCAACCCGACCCAGAACGCCGAGGCCCGGAGCGAGAGCGTCGCGGCCAGCTCGGCCGACGTCGGCCCGGGCGGATCCGGCCGGTTAAGCGCTTCCTCAGTTGTTTCGATAATCGCAACGTTGCCGTCGCGAGCGCTCAGTCGTTTTCTCTTGACGGTCATGTCGTGTAGTTCCTTCCGAGGAGATGGATGGAGCCGGAAGCGATGTTCCCGGAATCAAAGAAGAACTGAGCAGCGTCACTGACTTCGTTGGCTTTACGTCGCCCGCCCACACGGCTGTGAACTAACTGGTTTGCGTTCGAATAGTTGTGGATCAATCGGCCGGTGACCCGCGTCTCGACACTCGCGTTTTTATGCCTGTGTAGAAAAACTGAGCCGCACACGCCCTCACTTGCACCATTCCCCACGGCCAAACCTGAGGCCACAAGTCGGATGTCATCGACATTAACGCCGTTGTACGCGCTAGCTGTAGTGCTGGTGTCGTAAACCCACTGAATAGCCCACGAGTAGTCGCTGGCGCCGCTGTTGAAGCTGACGCCATTATCTGAAGACAAGCGTAGCTTGAACTGGACCCCGTCGTTCGCCGGGAGAACATCATCGAAAATGAACTCGTATTCGTCGAACTCATCGAGATCCGTGAATTCGAGCGTCGCGTCTGCTGAGGCGGTCAGGCTGCCGACGTGTGACCAATTGCCCGCCAGGGCGGCGGCCAGACCCGTGACGTCTTCGAGCGCGTGGCCGTGCCCGGTCGCGCTCTTGCCGGCCAAGGCGGCGACCAGGCCAGAGATTTCTTCGAGCGCGTGGCCGTGTCCGGCCGCGCTCTTGCCGTCGAGCGCCGTCTGCAGCCCCGTAACGTCGCTGATTGCGTGCGAATGCGCGGCCAGCGCCAGGGCGTGCGTCGCGGTCGTCACGGTCGCGAGCGCGACGTCGGACGCGCCGTCATACAGTTTCAGCGTCAGGAAGCCGGCCGCGCTTGTGTCCACCCACATTCCGCCGGCGGTCAGATAGCTCGGCCGGGTCGCGCCCGAATGCAGGCTCTTGACCGCCGCCGCCCACAAATTCAGCTCGGAGATCAGCTCGGTTCCGAGCAGCGTCTCGGGATCAAGGTTGAGGTTTTTCTGCGCCATTCTCTCTCGCTCTTCTTAGATTTTCCGGCCGTAGCCCTTGGCGATCCAGTCGACGACGCGCTCGACGGGCGAGCCGCCCGCGTCAAAAAACTGCACGTCGAACCCGGTAGCGTCGGCGTTGGTCACGGCCTTGCGGTCGCCGGCCGATAGCCCATGCGCGTCGACCGCGAGCGCCGGCCTGGCGCGGAACGCCGGGGCGTAGGAGACGCGGAGGCCACCCGATGGCACCGTGACCGCATCCGCGCCCGCCACCCTGTCGGGCATGTCGACCGTGATCTCGACCGATGAAACGCGCGGCGTCACCAGCGGCGCGAAGCGCGCCAGGGCGACGCGGAACTCGAAGGCCCGCGCCGTGACGTCACCGGCGACCATCTCGGCCCAGGCCGACCAGGTCGGCGAGCCGGCCGGGTCGTCGTCGGTCGTGCGAATCTCGACCGACGCCCGCCACGCCTCCGGCGCCGCGCCGCTCACCAGCCCGACATCCGCGACCAGCCCCCAATTGGCGACCAGGTTGTCGAGCCGCGCACCGCTGGCCGCGAGCGTCGCCGAGACGCGGCAGGCGTAGACGTCGCCGAGGTCGACCACCTCGGCCAGCGTGAACGTCCCTGACTCGGCGAGACCGCCGAAGGTCGCGATGAGCCCGACATCCTTAACGAGCCCCCAATCCTTCACGAGCGCTGCCGAGATCAGCGAAACGTCGCCCTCGACGTCATCGGCGCCGGAGCCCTCGCCATCCCAGACGCCGCCGGCGGCGTCGCCGCCTTCGACCAGCTCGACCACGTTGAGCCCGTCGAGCAGCGCCGATGACAGGATCGCTGACGCGGCCGCCGCGCTTTCAATGCCGCTCATGTCGATGGCCTTGATGAGCCACCGCCCCGGCAGCGCAGGCATCACGGCCGAGGTCGCCGGCGCCGGAACCGTCGCGACATCCTGCGCCGCCGGCCAGGTCCCCGCCTCATCGCCCGTGTGCCGGATGCGATAGGCGGCGACGTCAAGGTCTGCGACCGCCTGCCACCGCAACGTCGCCTGCCCGCCATTGACCGAGACCGAGAGCCCCGAGACGGTCTCGGGCGGGGCGAGCAGCGCTTGCGCGATGTGCTCGGCCTCATACCAGGCCCCGGCGCGCTGCAGGGCGTCGAAGGCGCGCGCCCGGAAGCGATAGAGGCCGGGCTCGGCGTTCTGCACGCGCCAGAGCGGCGAGACCTGCAGCCCGAGGCTCGACCAGGCGTCGGCGCCGGGCGCCTTCATCGACAATTCGAGCGCAGCGACGCGCGGGTCGGCGGGCGCGCTCACGCTCACATCGAGCGCGGCGCGCACGGCCGAGCCGTCTCGGTAGAGCAATTCGCTGGCCACGATGGCCACCGGCGGCGGCATCGCGCCGGAGGGCGTCAGGATGTAGGGCGGATCGGTCTCAAGCCGCAGGCCCTGCTCGACTCGTGCGTATTTGTCCGGGTCGTGCTCCACCGCCGTGACCGCGTAGGGCGGCGCGTCGTTCGCGATTTCCAGGATGCGGAAGGCGCGAGGCGGCGCGCTGGTCTGCATCAGCACGAACACCGCGCCAGGCTTCAGCTCGGCGTCGAGCCCGTGCGGGCCGACCGTCTGCACCCATTCGACCGAGCCCGAGAGACCGACCGCGACCGGCAGCTCGGCGAAGCTTCCGTCGCGCTTGGCGACCGCCAGCGTGTAGCTCTCGGAGGCCGAGAGCGTGACCGCCTGGTCAAGCCGCAGGCGCGCCGCCTCGATCTCGCGCAGCCGGCCGCCGAGACGCCATCCGGCCCGATGCTTGTCGGCGATCAGCACGACATCGCCGGGCCGCAACCCGGCATGGTCGAGCCCGCAGCCATAGGTGACCGTCTCGCGCTGCGTCGTATCCGTGTCGATGGCCCATTTGAGCTGCCGCAGTGCCTCGCCGCGAGAGGCCGTCATCGGCAGCGTCAGCTCGGTTTCTCGCCAGCCGTAGCGGGCGACAAGCGCAGGATCATCCCAGGAGAGCGAGCGCTTGAGCGCGAAGCTGTCCTCGCGATGGCGGTAGGCGGCGGAACCGGCCGTATGGCGCGCCGTCATGCCGGTTCCGGCGTATTCGAACCGGCCGCCCTGCACGTTGGCGTTCGTCACGAGCTTGACCGGATCGGCCGGCATGTCGGCGGCGACATGAATGGCGCCCTCGCGCCAGATGGTGAGCGCCCGCATCACCGATCCGAGCTTCTGGATGACGTCGAAGGCCTGCTCGCGCGTGCTCAGCGCGCCGTTGAGCGTGAAGCGTGGTTCATAGCCGCCTGCGCCATCCGGCACCAGCTCATCGCAATACTTGCCGAGCTGATAGAAAGCCCACTTGTCAGGCTCGGCGGCGCCCAGGTACTCGCCGAGCCCCCAGCGCTCTTCGAGCAGAGCCGTGTAAAGCGCCCATGCGGGATTATCGTGCGCGACTCGCGTCAGCGAGCCGTCCCAGATTTCGGCCTCGTCATATTCCCGCGTCTCGGCGTCGCGGTTCGCCGGCGCGAGGCATTTGACGCCCGCGAGCTTGTATGTGCGCACCGGCAGGCGGCCGCCGAAGGCCTGCGCCGGGATGGTGAGCGCGACATAAGCCGTGTGCGGATACGCGAGCTTTGCGTCGATGATTTCCGTGTAGGTCTGCCAGGCGACCGCGTTCTGCAGGCTAGAGCGGTTGCTGTCGGCCGTGATCCGCCGCACCCGGAGCTGCACCGGGCGCAGCTCGGGCAGCTCGACGCGGACTTGCCGCTGATAGCCCGAGCTTGTCTTGCCCGAAATCGTCACGCGCGTGACTTCCTCGAAGGCCGCAGCGCCGACCTGCATCTCGATCGCCATCTCGACCGAGGTTGGCCGCAGGTCGCCGCTCGCGCTGTCGAGATCGGAGAACCCACCGACGCCGAGCGTGATGCGCACCGCATCAGTGTCGGCGTCGGTCACGCTCCGCGTCACCGGCAGGGCCTGCTCGACCGTGACGCCGACCGAGTGCTCGCTCTCGACCGCCTCGAAGCCGGCGACGGCCTCTTGATCAGCAGAGCCCGTGCGCAGCTCGAAGTCGACGCCTTCGAAATTCAGCGAGCCGTCCGCGTTCTCGAGCGGCGTTCCATCAAACAGGATGCAGCGGCGCGGATTGTCAGGATCGGCCCACCCGCCGATTTCCCCTTCGGAGACGACATCGACGATGCGCGCGACGCTGTCGGCGAAGAGGCTGTCAGGCGACTCGACCGGCGTTCGCCCGCCCGATCCGGCCTTGCCGCCCTTGCGCCCGCGAACAGCGGGCGCGGCAACAGCGCCGCCAGGACCACCCGTGCGCGTCAGCCGTTCGGCCATCGGCCGAATGGCGAAAGCTGGCGCAGCATGACCGCCCCGCATCATGTCCGATCCTCGACCTTGATGGCGGCCGACACCACGACCGACCCGACCTCGGCGACGCCGAAGACGACCGGGATGGCCGATCCCGGGTCGGCGTTGTTCTGGCTGTCGGCGAACAGGTTTGAGGTCTCGCGCTCGCCGCTGCGCGAGTCAGGGCGCTTGGGCTTCGGCGCGAAAAGCTGCGCCAGGCCGCCGAGCGCCATCGAAACCCCAATGCCGAGAACCGCTCCAGGCGTGACGACCCCGGCGCCGAGAAGGCCGGCGCCGGGGATGAAAAATGACGCCGCCACTAGCAGCGTTCCCAGGATGATCTTGGCGAAGCCCCCGCGCTTGCGGCCGCGCACGCGCGGGACGATGTGCAGCGCGCCCTCGCCGGGCGAGAACCGCCGATGCAGGGTCTCGGCCTGGTCGGAGCGCTGCCGGCGCAGGCGCCCGGCGCCGGCCTGGCGGACCACCTGATAAGCGCCGCTCTCAAGCGCCTCGCGCGCGCCGGGCAGCATGGTGCAGAGCGCCCGCACGGCCTCCGCCGGGGAGACGACGCGCAGGCGCACCAGCTCGCGCCCGAGCCGCCGGCCGAGGCGGCCATGCAGATGGATCGCAACGCCGCTCATCAGCGCACCCGCCGCAGATGGTGCGTCATGCCCGAGAGCACGACATTCACCGGCCGCGTGCTGCTCAGCCGCAGCGGCAGATGATCGAGCGCGAGCCCGTCGCCGAGATACATGGCGCAATGATTCGGCGTCTCGCTCTTGAGCGCCTTGAGGAAGGCGTCGCCCGGCTGCGCCAGCCGACGCGCCTCGGCCTGGTCGACCGTGACCAGCTCGAAGCCGGCAGCCTCGAACCCCTGCAGGTAGAGCTCCGGCCCCTTCGCGCCTCGGGTCCACCACTCCCAATCGCGGGGAAACTCGGGCAGCGGCGCGCCCTGCTCGGAATAGTAGGCGCGGGCGATGCTGTAGCAGTCGGCGACGCCATGACAGAACGCGCGCGGCTGATGCCGGCCAGCGGAGTCGAAGAGCGCCGGCGCGGGCAAACCATCGCCCCACGCGCAGGCGAGCGCGCCAGAGCCCGACTCGGGCTCGCCAGGGATCACGATGGCCCACGGCACGCCGGTTTCGATCTGCGAAGCCATGTCGGCAGCGCTTGGCCACCACGGGCCGCCCGGATGGCTGTGGATGACGCCCTCCAGTTCGCCGCCCGTGAACGCCCATGAGAGGGCTTCCGCGTCGATCTCGAAGGCCTCGGCCGGGTTGGCGGCGACGTTGCGGCAAGGCATGAACTCGCCGGCCAGGACAAGGCCGCAAGCTTCCTCGCCGGGCGTCTCGGCCGCATGCCGGCATGCGGCGTCGATCACGGCCTGCGAGAACGGGCCGCGCGGGCGCCGGAAGAAATCCGGCCAGTGAGCTTCGGTCATGTTCCGCCCTTGATGCGGCCGACGCCGGGGAAGCCGCCAAAAGGCAGCTCAGCCGCCGCGCCAAAGCGCAGCTTGCAGTCGGCCAGGTTTTTCGCGCAGCGGTCGAGCGCCGGCGCCGCGACCGCGCCGCCATCCAGGCCGAACATCCCCGCGCCGGTATAGGGGCAGGTCGCCCGGCTATAATCGAAGCCGTCGCCGGCCTCATTGGCGACCCGATAGCGCCATTGGCAGCGGTCGAGCGCCTGGCGGCGCGGGAGCGTCACGCCCTCATGATCGAGAGCCGATCGCAGCTCGAAGGTCACCGAGTCGCCCGTCTGCGCCGCCTTGCGCTCGACCGCATAGACCTCGGCCCCGAGATGCGCGTCAGCGTCCGGGTCGTCGCCGTCGTCGAGATGCTGACGAAGCGTCCGAAGCCGGATGACCCGCGCGCCGAGAAGGTCGTCGAGCGGACCGAGCAGGGCCAGAAGCGCCGTCGCCGCGCTCGCCTGGTCGCCGTCCTCACGCGCCAGACTGAACGTCAGGCGCGGCGTCGGAAGCGGGCCGGAGCCGGACCAGGCGAAGCCCTCGCGCGTGAACGGCAACACCGAGTAGACGACGCCGCCGAAGCTCGGAAAGGCCTGGTCGCCGTCCGCGTCGATCACGGGCGAGGGCGCGAAGCTATACACCTCGCCGCCGATGTCCGTGGCGTCGAGCTGGAACAGCTCGACCACTTCGCCGACGTCGAAGCCTTCGAGCGCTTCGGCAAGGTCGGCGTCGAGAGGATGCGGCATCGCGCGCTCAGCCCATCTGAACCCGGATCGTGAGCGGCGAGCCCGTCACGATGGCGTAGGCGCCGAGGCAGAGCATCCCGAGCGCGGCGGCGAGGATCACTGCCACAATCGCGGTTTTCAGCAGGTCGGAGGCCTGCCGCAGTCGCGCGGTCATCTTAGACAAGGTCAAATTCCTCTTCGAACTGAGCCGTGACCGTGCGCGCGGAGCGCCCGACCCAGGCGTCGGACCAGCTCGCGCAGGTCCAGAGCACCGCCGCAGACTCGCCCGGCGGCGTGTAGAAGAAAGCCTCGGCCCCGCCGCGCGCCTTGAGGAATGCGAGCAGGGTCTCGGCCTCGGCCTCCGGCATGCCCGGCCATTCGAGCGAGAGCCGCCGGCGGACGCCGTTCGGGCCGGGGCGGGCGCGCTGCCGGTATCCGCCTTCGAACTCGGCGACAATCACCGTCGCCGAATGCTGCGTCTGCTGGCCCGTGAGGCGCGGCTCGCGCACGGTCAGGGTCTCGGGCATGTCAGCGCTTCCCCTTCAGGGCATTGTCGAGAAGGCCGCCAGGGCGAAGGCTTTTCGCCATCTCGGCCTGCACTGCCGCCTGCACGGCGCGGGCGGCGGCCTGGCCGGTCCCCTGCGGATCATCGCCGCCATCGACGTTGACCGTGATCGAGGGCGCGAAGGTCGCCGCGACGCCGGCGCGCGGCGAGATCACCGGCGGCGGCGCCATGACCGGCGCAGGCGAGGGCGTGACCAGGCCGCCATCGGCGAATGCGCGGCCGCTGTTGATGGCCTCGAGCAGCCCGCGATTTCTGGCCGTGGCGCGAGCGTTGACGACGAATTCGCCATTGCTCAGCCGGGCCGGGATGCTGTCGCTGCGCCCCGTGCCAGGACCGCGCACCATGCCGCCATCGGCGAAGATGCCGAGCCCCGTGAAACCGCCGCCGCCGCCCAGGAGCGATCCGATCCCCGAGCTGATGAAACCGAAGATGGAGCCGAGCGGCGATGACGCCTTTCCGCCAAACAGGGTCGAGAAGGCGTCATCGAGCACCATGTCGAGAAGCTGGTCGGCGATCCTGTCGAGCGCGTCCGAGAGGTTGTCGGCCTCGCGGATGGTCGAGGCGATGCCCTGCGCAAACTCGCGCATCGCCTCGCGCTGCGCGTTCTGCACCGTCTCGGCGCTCTCGACCAGACGCTCATTGGCGCGTTCGATCGCCGCCTTGGCCTGCGCCTCGGCCTCGGCTGCAGAGATCACCTCGCCATGCGCGAAAGCCTCGGCGCGAATCGCCTCGACAAGCGCCGGCTGCAGGTCGAGCAGATGCTGCTTGGCCCGCGCGAGCCTTTCCTCGGCCGTGCGGTTTTCATCCAGCAGCTCGCGCGCCTCGCGGAGCTGGTCGCGAAACAGCGCGCCGGGATCATACTCGGGCCCCTGCAGCTCGGGCGGCTTGTCCTTCTTCCCCTTGCCGCCGCCCGTGGCGCCAGCTCCGGCGCCAGCCGGCGCGTCGGCCGCCGCCTTGGCGGCCTTCGCGCGCTCTTCGGCCGCCTTCAGCCGGGCGTCGGCGAGCGCGTAATCGGTCGAAAGCATGCGGCTTTCCTGGATGAGCGAATCGCGCGTCGCCCGCATCTCTTCGAGCGTCTGCCCGGTTTGAGACACCGCGTCGGGACGCACTTTCTTGACTCGCTCATAAAGGTCGATCGCCCTGGTCAGCTCGACCACTTCGCGGCCCAGCTCGACGCCGCGCGAGACGCGCACATCCTGCGCAAGGCGAAGCTCTTCGCGCATCTTTTCGAGCTTCAGCTCGAGCACCGCGATTTCGGCGTTGAGCGCGACGCGCGCCTGCCGTGAGGCCTCGGTCTGCGCGCCGCCGGCAGCGCCCGCCAGCTCGGCGACCTGCCGCTGCTTGTCGGCGAGCTGGTCCATGGTCGAAACCAGGTCATCGCCCGTGTTGGCGAGCAATTCGGTTTCACGCCGGGCCGCGCCGGCCTGCGCCGTGTAGTAAATCGCGCCGGCGGCAAGGGCCGTGAACACCAGGCCGACCGGCCCCCCGAAGAACGCCAGGACGCGCGAAAACGCAGCCGTCGCCGCTGTCGCCGCTGTCGCCGCCAGCGTGACCCGCTGCTGCGCAGCCGCCAGGGCGTTCGCGGCCGTCGCAGCCCGCGCCTCCGCCACCGCGAGCGTATTGGCCGCCGCCGCGCTTGCCCCTGCCGCCGCCGCCTTCGAGCGGGCGAGCACGAGATTTTTCTGCGCCTCTGCGTTCTCGGCGACGGCGGCGGCGATCAGCGCCCGGCGGGCCACGATCATCCGCTGCGCGCTGTTGACCGCCTTGGCGCCGAAGAGCCCGACGCCGAGCGAGGCGGCGGCGGCGGCGACATACTTGAGACCTTGCGCGAAGACTTCAGCCTCTTCGCTGGCGCCGGCGAGCCACTCGCCCATATCGGCGATCGCGCGGTTTATCGTCTCGGTCGCGCCGAGACTCTCATCGACCTGTCCAACGAACTTGGCGAGCCCGGTTTCGAGAATCTTGAACGCCTCTTCGCCAGAGAGCGCGAGCTTGGCGAATTTCCTGTCCGCGAGGCCGTCCAGGCTGTCGAGCGCGCCGATGACCAGGTCGGCGGAGAGCTTGCCTTCCTTCGAGAGCTGGCGCAGGTCGGCGATGGTCGCCCCGGCCTCGCGCGCGATGGCTTCCATGAACTGCGCCGGCGCGTTCTCCCGCAGAGAGCGGAATTCATCGCCCTGCAGCGTCCCGGCCCGGATCGCCTGCGTGAGCTGCAGCATCGTCGAGCCGGCTTGCGCCGCCGTCGCGCCGTTCAGTTTCAGGAGCTTCTGCAGCGTCTCGGCGCGGCGGATGGTCAGGTCGAGACCATCGCCGGTCGCGAGACCGAGCTGCTTGACCGCAAGCGCGAACTGCTCGGCATCGCCGCGCACGCGCATTGACGCGGCGATGATCCGGTCTCGGGCGTCCTCGGCCTCGAAGCCCGCAGCGGTCATGAAGCGCTGCAACTGACGCCAGCTCTCGGCGTACTTTCGCGCAGCGTTGGCGGCGGCGCCCGTTCCGAGCGCGATGAGCGCGCGCTCGAGCATGCGGATGGAGCGCGCCGACTGCTCGAAGCGCCGGTCAAAATTGCGCAGACGCTTGTCGACGCCGCGCTCGAAGCGACCGAGGGCGCGCTCGACCCGCGAGACGCCCTTCTCGAACGGCGCCGTAGCCGCGTCGAAGACGGTTAGAAGCCGCTCCACCTAGAACACCTCTCCGCCCGTGTTGATGAGCCCCGAGCGCTTCGGCTGCGCGGCCTCGACCGCCGAGGCGGCCGCCCAGAACTCGCGCGGCGTCGCCGAGTAGAAGTCAGCCGGCCGCCAGCTCAGATGCGCGACCGCGAAGCCGAACAGGTCCGAGATCACGCCGCCTCCGCGTTCGTCTCGGGCTCGCCCCATTCGGCCGCGAGCTTTTCCCGCGCCTCGGCGGGCGCCCAGAGCATGGCTGCGAGAAAGGCGGCGATCTCGCGCCGCTGTTTCACATCCCCGACGCCGCGATCGAAGATGTGCTCGGCGACGTCGCGCAGCTCGGCCGCGTCGGCCTTCGCCGCGTTCATGCCGGCCGTCACGATGGCCGCCATTTCTCCGATCTGCAGCGCGCCGGCGGCGTGCGCCTGCCAGAGCTGCCCGAGCGAGCTTTGCGTCGCCGCCTCGATCTCGGCGGCGGCGCCGTAGGTCGGCGCGAGCGGATGCTCGCCCCCGCCGACCCACATCATGACGCGTTCACGCATCAGGAAACGACGCCCCGCGTGACCGAGCCCTCGGCGCTCAACGAATAGTTGAGCTGTTGAACGCCCTGCGCCGGCGCGTCCAGGTTCGAGATGGCCACCTTGAAGTCGCCTTCGAACGAAAGGCCGCCGGTCGCTTCGTCCTCAATCCAGGCGTAGACGGTCGTCTCATTGTCGTGCGCCGTCATGAGCGCGGCCTGCGCGACCGAGAGCGGCCGCGCCGGGATGAACGAGCCGTCGACGGAGAAGCCCTCATCGGTCGAGTAGGAATGCACCGCATTCTTCTGCACCACGCGCTCGGTCGATTTGCCCAGGTTCACGGTCAAGTCGCCCTGCGAGGCCAGCTCGTTCTTCGAACCGGCGTCGGTCCCGTCCGAGCTGATGAAAACCTTGAAGCGTTTGGAGTCGGCCATTTCTGCCCCTTGAGTTGAACGCCGGCAGCGCCGGTCGGTTACGCCGTCGCCGGCATGATCCAGGCGGAGACGCGCAGCATGGCGTGCTCGGCCTGCCCGTCGTCATCCACCTGAAAGGCTGTTGTCTCGATCTGCAGCGCGCCGCCGGCGACGACCTGGTCGCGCAGAGCGGCCGCGACCACGCCGGCAAGCCGCTTGATCTCGGCCCGGCTGGTCGCGTCGCTGTGGAACAGATGCACCGTCATCCCGTGCTGCGCGGCCGCGCCCGCCTTCACCTCCGCGTCGACGACATTATGGCTGTCGAGCCTGGCGAAGAGCGCTGGCGGGTTGGCTCGCGCGCGGTCATAGACCGGCACGTCGCCGCCGCTCAGGCCCTCGCCGACGAGTGCGGCCGAGACCAGGTCATAAAGCCCCGTCTGGAACTCCCAGGAGCGTTCTACGGTCATCGGCGGCGCTTCCACCTCGGCGCGCGGTAGACGCGGCGCCCGCCGACATCGCGCTGATTGACGATCTGCGAAAGCATCGACCGCAGGTTGGTCGCCCACTTGAGCCGGCTTTCGTCGATGGCGAGCTGATGAAACGGCCGCGCCACGATGTGGCGCGTGCCGTTGTGCAGGAACATCGCGTAAAACACCTTCCGCCGGGCGGCCTTGGTCAGATAGCCGACGCGGGCCGAAAGCCCGTTGCGCGAGACCTTCCACCGGTACTGTTTGCGGAGCTGCCCCGTGATGTTGCCGATGCCGAGCGCGTCCATCCAGGCGAGCCCGGATGCGTGCGCCTCGCGCGCCGCGTGCTCATTGATCTCGCGCACCTCGGCCTTCAGCGCCGCCGGCATGCGCCGGAGCTTAGACCGGAGCTCGCGCGCGCCCTTGACGCGACTCGACCCGCCTTTCGAGACCGGGCGGTCGCTGTTGAGGCCGATTGCCCGCTCGATATCCTCGGAGAGGTCGCCCTCGATCCGCTGGCGGCCATCGCCCGGCAGGTAATCGCTCATTCGCTTTCAACCGCCACGGAAATCGAGCCATAGCGCGTCGCCGGCTGCACCTCGCGGACATTCCAGCTCCGCCCAGCGAACTCGAGCACATCGTCGATGCTCAGCGAGCGCGTCAGCGTGTCGGCGCGCAGCGTCACGACGCCGCCTGTCGGCGCGACCTGCGCCCCGCCGGATACCTGCTCGGCCCGCACGCGCGCATCGACCGGCTTGAACGCGCCCCAGCGCTGGCCGGCCTCCGCCCATGTCTGGGTTTCCCCACCGCCGCCATCGGGAACAGACGTCGACCGCATGATCGAGATGCGCTCATTGAGGCGACCAGCCCGCATCAGACACGCCGCTTTCGGATCGGATCGAGCAGCCGGTCGACGCCGATGGCCACGGGAGAGCCCGCCTGCGGCGGTTCCATGTCGCGATTTTCATACATGAACGCCGTCAGATGCAGGATCGCCTGCACGATCTGCGGCGGCACATTGTACGTGTCCTCTTCGACCTCGACCTCTCCGGCCTCGAAGGTCACGCGCACCGCGTCGGGCCGCGAGGCGAGCGCCAGGCCCGGCGTCAGCTCCACCCACAGCGCGCCATGCTCCGAATAGACCACCGTTCCCGCCGGCACCGCGTAGGGCTGCACCGCGCCCGCCGCGTCGACATAATCGACCGAGACCAGGCCATCCGAGCGCACCGGCCCGAAGGGAAGCCGCAGACGCCCCCAGCGCGGGAAGTCCTGCCGCCAGCGCTGCGCGATCAGGCAGAACCCGAGCACGCCCCGCCGCGCGTCCAGATGCGCCGTCGCCGCTCTGAGATACTGCTCGATGAGCGAGTCTTCCTCGGCATGGTCGATGCGCATATGCGCCTTCGCCAGGGCGAGAGAGACAGGCAAGGCGCCCGGCGCCATCGTCTGCACCGGGTCCAGGCTTGGGATGACGAACGTCATGGCGCGTTACTTCGCCGAGCCGCCGCCGCTCTTGGTGGTCTTGCCCGCCTTGAGCGCATCCAGCTCCGCATTGAGCGTCCCTTTCGCCTTCTTCTCGGCGTCAGCGACGATCTCGGCGGCCTTCGCCTTGGCTTCATCGACGATCTTTCCGGCGTCCTCTTCCGCCCGCGCCATGATCCGGGCGGCCTCATCCTCGGCGGCCTGGATGGTCGAGCGCGCGCTCTCATCGTCGGCGTCGCCCTGGCGCGCCTCCAGCTCGGCGATCCGCGCATCGCGCTCGGCGAGATCGCGCTTGGCCTGGCCCAGAGCGTCGACCATGGCGGCCACGGCCTGAGATGGCGTCTGCTCGCCGGAGACCTCCGCCGGCGCGCTCTCCGGCGTATCGTCCGGGACTTCCTCGGCCCATCCGTTGGCCAACGCCACGCGCGCCGTCTTGCCCGACACGATTGCGCCGACCGGAAACTCGGTCAGCTGGTTACCCGGCCCGACCAGCTCACGCGCTTCTGTCATCTTCGCTTTCAAGGTTTCGTCTCCCGAAATGAAAGCGACCGCCCGTCGCCAGGCGGCCGCGCTGTCAGCTCTTCCCGGCGTTAGGAGGCCGCGACCTCCTGCACCCGGAACGCCTTCGGGTCGCGCACGCCGCCGCCCACGCGCTTGGTCGTGTAGAACTGCACATAGGGCTTGTTCGTGTACGGATCGCGCAGCACGCGGATGCCGAGCCGGTCGACGATCAGATACCCGCGCATGAAGTCTCCGACGATGACCGGGAAGGTCCCCGCGCCGACATTCGGCAGGTCGGAGAGCTCGACATTCGGCAGCCCGAGCACCGTCGACGGGTCGCCGAGCGCGAGCGAAGGCTGCCAGATCGGATAGCCGTCCGTATCCTTGATCTTGCGAACCGCGCCCATGGTCAGACGATTCATCGCGACGCTTGCGTTGGCCGCGTACTGCGACGGCAGCTCATGCACCAGGTTGATGAGACCGTCATAGGTCAGCGTCGTCGCGCCGCCGCTGATGACCTTGGCGATGGCGCCGAAAGGATGCTTCGCCGCCGACGCCTCGCCCGTCACATAGTCGAGAATGCCGAAGGGCTTGTCGTCGCCGTCGCCAGTCACGAAAGCGGCGTTCTCGTCGATCGCGAAGGCCTCGGCGATCTTGCCGGCGAGCCACGCTTCGATATCGATCACCGCGTCATCGAGCATGCGCTGCGAGATGCCGGGATTGGCGTACTGCTCTTCGGCGTTGAAGGTCAGCGCGCTGAACGTCGGCGTCGCGGTAGACGGTCGCGCATCAGCCTCGCCGACCCACCCACGCGCCGGCAGGCCGGACGGATAGAGGTCCTGGAAGCCAGAGCCCGAGATCGTCTCGACGCGCGCCAGCCGGCGCATACCGACCAGGTTGCGCAGCTCATCCATGATCTGCCGGTTCCACTCGATCGGCGCCACGTAGCCGCCAGCGGCGTCCGAGGTCCCCACGATGGCCGCCATCGGCAGGCCGTTGGCCATGCTCGCGAGCGCCGCTTCCTGCGCCTCGCCGCCGCGCCGGAGGAACCCACCGTAAGCCTGCGAATACTCGGCATTGTGGAAGCGCTCGATCAGACCCGAGCGCACGCCCGACCGCTCGCCGCCGCCGCCATTGAGGGCCAGCCCTTCGAGGCGCGCGTTATGCGCGTCGATGCGCCCCTGCAGGCGGCCGACCTCTTCGTTGAGCCGGTCAGTCTCTTCGCGCGTGACCACATCTTCGCGGCCCCGCTCAATCTGCGCGAGGCGCTCGTCATTCGCCGCGCGAAACTGCGCGAACGCGCTGTGCAGAGCGCCAAGCTGCTCGGCCGGCGTTCCCTCGGGCAGCGCGGCGTTTGCCGGCGTGTTGACGTTTGCGGTCTGGCGTTCGGCGTCGGCGCGGGGAGCAACGCCGATCGCGCGCAGCCGGTCTCGGGCGGCGGTCGGAAGCTCGACCGCCTTCAGGTTCGTTTTCGTCATGTCGGTTTGTGTTCCTAGATCGTGAAAGCTTGCATGAGACGGCCCATCTCGGGCGTCGCTGCGGTCCAGTCGTCAGCGCGAGGCGTGACGTTGTCAGCCGGAGGCGTGACAGTCTGCGAGCCGGCCAGCTCGCGAGGTTCGGCAGCGCTCGGCGTGCCAAGGTCGGCGAGAAGCGCGCGGCGTTCTCGCCTCGAAACGCCGTCCTTCGCGAGGGCGACGTCTATTCTTCGAAGCGCCGCATTCGGCGCGCGATCCTGCGCGGCGGCGGCGGCTTTTTCCTCGACCTGGTCGGCCGGCAGCAGCGCGTCGGCGAGCCCGGCCTCGACGGCCTTCTCGCCGCCGAACCACGTTTCGGCCGTCATCCACTCGGCGACCTGCTCGGCGCTCTGCTTGGAGCGGGCGGCGTAGACGCCGGCCATGAGGTCGTCGAAGTCGCTGAAATCATCGGCGGCGCGGCGCATGTCGTCGGCGTTGCCGATCACCAGGCCCCACGCCTTGTGAATCATGAGCATCGCCGCGCGCCCGACCTCGATCCGGTCGCCCGCCATCGCGATGACGCTGGCCGCCGAGGCCGCCAGGCCGACGACGCGCACCGTGACCTCGGCCGGATGCTCGCGCAGCAGATTGTAAATCGAGAGGCCTTCGAACAGGTCGCCGCCGCCCGAATTGATGTTGACCGCGACCGGCTGCGCCCCGATCTGCCGCAGCGCGCCGGCGACGCGCTTGGCGGTCACGCCGGAGCCGTCCCAGGACTCGCCAATCGGCTCATAGATCGAGATCGTGGCGCGATCGTCGGCCTCGGCGGCGCGGGCAGAGCGAGCCCAGCGCGCGAGCACGCCGCCATGCTTGCGGCGCAGGATGTCCTCGGGCTCTTCCCATTCCGCGCCCGAATAGGCCATCGGCAGGCGTAGCTCGGCGAGCTGTCGAAGCGACATCGGCTGTCTCCCTCTAGTCGCGGGTCTCGGGCGCAGCGCCGCCCGGAGCGGCCGCCATGTTCGGCGGCGGATAAAACACGTCCCCGCCCTCGCGCGGCGCGAAGCCCTCGTCACGCCGGACCTCATTCGGCGAGATCACGCCCCACTGCAGCATTGCGGCGTTGAAGGCGGTTCGGGTCGTGATGTCGCCGCGCAGCAGCGCCCGGTCGTCGAAGCGCGCCTCGGCGGCCCGGTCGGCCTCGCCGAGAACGTCGCGGTTGATGGCCTGTTCCCAGAGCGTCAGCCACGGGCCGAGCGTGAATCGGTTGAAGCCGAGCATGATCTGCTCGAGGCCCGACCCCCAGGCGGTCGCCTTGGTCGTGTCGCCGAGCAGGAAGGGCGGAACGCCGAACATCTGCGCGATGTCCTCGCGCGTATAGCGGCGCGTCTCGATGAACTGCGCGTCGACGCTCGACATCGTGAACGGGACGAACGTGGCGCCCTCTTCGAGCAGGATGACGCGCCCGGCGTTCTGCGGCCCCTCATAGCGCTCGGCCAGATCGGCCTTGAGCCGGTCGAACGCCTCATCGGAAAGCTTGCCCTCTACCGCCACGCCGCCGGAGGGCCGCGCGCCATTGCGGAAGGTCCGCGCCGCATGCTCTTCCGTCACCATCGAGACGCCGATCGCCTCGCGCGCCTGGCCGATGACCGAGAGCCCCGTCACGCCGTCGACGCTCAAGCCCCGCAGATGCAGCACATCCTCGGGACGCATCGGCGTGAAGGCGCTGCCGTTGCCGTTCCGGTAGCGGTAGGCGAGCGAGAAATCGGCGCGCTGCTCGACCTCGACCCGATCCGGGTTGAGCGGCAACAGGTCCGTGGGGCGGCCGTCCTGCGACCGGATGATCCGCGCAAAGGCGTTGCCGGTCAGCAGGATGTGCGACGTGAGCTGCCGCCGGAACTCATACGGGCTTTGCCAGGCGTTCGGCCGGCGGGAGAGCAGGCGGTCGACCGCATGACCGCGCTTGCGCTCGGAGCGCGTGCCGTCGTCGTGATAGACGCCGAGCGGCACGCTGGCGACGCCTTCGGCGATGATCGAGACGCAACGATAAACCGTCGAGACCCGCATCGCGGTCTCGGGCGTCACCATCGCGCCGGAGGCCGAACCGACGCCAAGACCCCGGAAGAACCGATCAAGCTCGGCAGAGTCCGTGACGCTCAGCAGGTCGATGGCGTCGCCGGCGGCGCGCGGCGTGCGCGGCGTCTCGGCGAGCGCGACATCCGCGCGGGAGCTGCCCGACAACGCAGGAAGGAATCGCGTTAACCAGCTCATCCGACGAATCTAAACCCCCGTGTTTCGTAGACGCTCTCCGGCGCGGGCTCTTCGACCGCCATGAGGCGACCGACCGCCGAGACCGCCGCCGACACGCCGTCGATTTTCTCGCCGGGGCGTCGCTTGGCCGGGCGATGGAACTCGCCGCGCTGCTCATCGAGCGTGTTTCGGAACATCCAGGCGAGCACCTGGTCGCGCTCATCCGTGACGACACGGCCCTCGGCGACCAGCCCCTGCACGAGCTGGAAAGGCGGATCCATGTTCATGGGCGATTGCCGCCACTCGACGCAGAGCACGCCCTCGCGCGAGAGCGCGGCCATGATGCCGGCGGCGAATTGCGGGTCGAAGCTCGCCTCGGAAGCGGCATGGAAGAAACAGCGTTCGAGGATCATGTCCTGGATGGCTTCGAAGTCGATGAGATGGCCCGGCGACACCCGGATGAGCCCCTGGTCGGCCCATCCGCGCAGATGCTCGTTTCCGGGCGCGTCGACGGTC